TGACGAGACATAAAGATTTCCCACTTCCCAAGACTTTCACAGTTATCATCACAAAGGTACTTTTTATCAGGTGAGAAAATCTTGCGAAGTGAGTAGGAGAAATCCAAATTCTTCTTTTCAATTGTTTCAATTAGTGAAGCAACATGGTCAGGTTCATACCAGTTGTCTTCGTCAAGAAATAGAATATAGTGTGAATTGATTAGATGTGGATAAGCGGCATAGATACGATGCCCATAGAACTCACCACCGGTCTTACCTGTGTTCTCTGGTGTTTGCACAATCTCACAACCATCAGATCCACACATATTGACAACTCGATCCCAATACTCAGGACCATCGACCACAAGCAAATGCTTACAACTATAAGTCTGCTTCTTAACAGACATGATAGCATCAAGGAGTTTTTCAGAACCGATTGTAGGAGTAATAACTGTTACGGGTTTTTCAATCACTAGATTCATAATATGTCCTCATAAAGAGAAGGCCGAGGCGTACCTTGCGGCAGAGGCCCCGACCGTGTCATTCTTATTTAGTATCCTTGGGAGTCATCACATCTGCGACTTTCTGTAGGCTTTCAGCCCAGACCTTGCCGCTCTCGGTGAGAAGTTGCTTTGTCGTCTCCTGGATGCCGAACGGATCCATGATGTCGATCTTCTTTGGCTTCTTCTCCTCTGGAATAAAGCGTTCAAGAAAGATTTTGAGCATACCGTTAGCAAGTTCCGCATTCTTGACCTCCACTGAATCTGCGATGGTAAACTTTCTAGTAAAAGCACGATTAGCAATACCCTTGTGAAGGTAGTCGCCTTCTTCGGTTTCAGTATTGCCTGTAATCGTTAACACACCATCTTTCAGTTCAATGTCAAGATTATGCTTGCCGAATCCTGCTACAGCCATTTCAATGGTGTAATGTTCATCGTCAATCTTTTTGACATTGTATGGTGGATATGCTGGAATCTTAGGTAGGTATTCTTGTGCTTCTGCGATCCGTTGCAGCACTTGATCAAAGCCGATAGCGCCCTTTGATATGTCATTAGCGAATGTGAAAGGATCAAACCAGATACGGTCTGTTGAGCGATTGTTATTTCCCATTTGTTTCTCCTATAGTTAGCGAGAAGTAAGGAATGATGCCTTCGTGACACCATTCTCGTAGTATTATATAGTAAACTTTGTATGTTTGTCAAGAAAAATTTTATCCTACCAGCCAATATATCCCGTTACTGAACACAGGAACATTGTTGGTACCGCCTGTGAAAACTCTTGCACCAAACGTATTGACATTACTATCAGACACAAATGATCTTGATCCGGTGCCAATTACTGCTGGATCAGGAAGATTTGATACGGTATATACAACTGTTTTGAATATATTAGATGTTACAGTATTCGCAAAATATGCATTGGCATTTACAACACCTGAGGTGCTAACATCAAACACTGTGTTTGAGTTTGCTTGTAATCTGATTAATCGTGAAGAGGTGTTCTGACCAATATCAACTGCATTGAAACCAAGACCTATCTTGGCATTTGCGTCAATCCATATTGCTGATACATTTGAAATTGCTACTGTCATAGTGTCACCAATGATGCTGTAAGATTTTGTGATGGAAAATCAAAAAACGAATCTACTACTATATAGTCACCATTATCTGAAAGTATTGCATCGGTCACTGATGATACCGATGGATACGCATATGTATTAGCCGTAGGAGGATATAGATGCCTACTGTCAATGTATGCTGTGAAAGTAAATGTAGCACCAGTATTTTGTCCGACAGCGGTTTGTCCTGTTTGTGGTGGCTGTCCTTGCATATTATTCATTTGCATAGAACCGCCACCACCACCTAAATTGGCGATACTAGACACTTGACCTATAAGTTGCTGACCTACTTTTAGTAGTTCACCAGGCTGCATATTACCCGATAACATACCAAGACCTAATGCACCCGCTCCATTATTACCATTGCCAATAAATACTTTCTGAGAACCTTTTGCAGGTATAGGCAAACCGGTTTGATGTATAATCGTACCTATAATATCTGGTGCTGCTGTATCTTTTAGAGCAGCAATAGCAGGCTGACCCTGGATAAACACTTTAGGATTATTAGCCTGTAATGCGCCTAAGTTGCTATGTGTATCTGTGTCACCTTGAACAGACGCAAGTATATTATCAGAAAAAACCTTCGTGTTTAATCCTAACGATTGTGTAATAGCACCACACATTCTAGGATCAAGAAATCTAAATAACGGAAACATTTTTCTTTGGTCTTCCTCTACCTCTCTTAGGAGGTTCTGGCTTTACAAAATCGGGGATTTTTGGTTCAGAGATATTTAGCGTGATTTCACCACCTTCATCTTTTACACCTGTTGATCCCATCCCACCAACACGGGTTGTCTTTACACCAGGTCTAGCAGCAGTTTCTACAATAGAATACTCAGCATCCCTGATTAGTTCTGCCTGTGCAATACGATCACCTGTAGTGATGTTGATTTGATTGTCAGAAATATTCCACACCAGAACCATTAGTTCTTCTACGTAATCAGAGTCAATAACACCCTCGGCATTTGCAAGAACCAATCCCTGCTTTAGTGATAGTCCTGACCGTGCATGAACACGAACCGAGTGTCCTGTTGGAATATCTAGAATAAGACCTGTAGGAACCATAACACGGTCACCTGGCTGTATTGTAACCAGATTATTCATGGGACGAGTAAAGGCTTTATTGTTTCTAGTGAAACCCTTATACTCTTTCTTACCATGTCCTTGAAACTGCAAATCAAAGCAGGCAGAACCTGCTGTCTGCTTTTTAGGAGTCTGATTTGAGGGGTGTGTTTTCCAAATCTTCAATGTTTCCATAACAAACTCGCTTTCTATTCGTCTTCGTTGTGACGTTTCCTACCCAGTGAATACTTAGCGACCAAGTTCCACTCTGGCTTTTCCATATATGATATGATCTTGATTCTGTTTAGTGGTGTTAGAGGTTCTTTACTCTTGTCAGGATCAACAAGAGTTACAAGTTCCCATTCTGCCAATAGATTGGCAATGGTATTTCTTCTACCACGATCCTCTTCTGAGAAGTCAGTAGACTTACCATCTAACATGAACATTTCTTTGAAATGCACCAAATAATAACGACCTTGCTTATGTAGGATGTGACATGACTGATAGAGTGTTTTGTCTTTCTTAGACGCCACTCCAATACGAGTCAATGTCTCTTTCACTTTTAGAAAGGCCTGTGGATCAGGAAGCCTTACTTCCACGAAGTCTTCTAGGTTTGCTGTCATTTATGCCACCTTTGTTTAGTTCTTTTTTTATTTTTTCTAACTGAGTAGCGTTTAGCAAAACCAATGCTTCTTTGGCCTTTTCATTGGAATAGTTATAATACTCCTTTACGGCATCTAAGTTGTCAATGGTCTCACGCTTCTCCCATTTACGAAAAGGGCGTTTATAGCCTCTTATGCTATTTAGCAAAAAATGGTATTGAAGATTAGCAGGTAGATGTGGATACTTGTTCATCTCATTAGCCTGCATAACGCAATCGTAGTGAAACGAGATGGCACGATTCACTACGAAAGCATTATAGTCCTTTTCGTTCTCTAGAACATTCTTCTTGGTCTGTAGAATGGATGGTATGATATCTCTGAATAAGTCACTCATTTTATATCACATTCCACCATGATTTCCGTCAGACATGCCACAAGATTTAGTTCTTGGTCAGCCACGAATGCTGCCTGATACTGATACTTAGCCAGTGTCACCACGGCAGCAGGAATGGACTCTGGCTTTAGATACTCATTCAGTCCATCATACACAGTGCGATAAATGAGAGACGGATCAATGTCAGAGTTTAGAACGATCCACTTACGCATGGCACCAAAGTCTTTATCTTTTAGTGCTTTGATTAGTTCAGATAAAGATTTAATACCATCAAGTTGACTAACAACACCAGCGTCAATGTTTCCAGACACAGCATGGCGTTGGAGTTCATTAAGAAGACGCCGATAGTCTGGGAAATACTTTTCAACAATCTTGATGAGAACCTGCTTGTCATATTCAACACCTTCTATCTTTAGAATCTCATTAACTCTCTTGAACATCTTAGAAGCCATAAGAGGCTTTTCACTAGACTTCAAGGTAAAGTCAACAACGGCACATCTAGAATGAATAGCGTCCTTGATCTTTGCCTTGAAGTTACATGTGAAGATGAAAGAACAGTTTTCAGCAAACTTTTCAATCACACCTCTAAGAGCATCTTGCGTATCTGGTGTAAGACCGTCGGCTTCGTCTAGAATGATAACCTTACGACCACCAGTAAGCGATACGGTTGACGCATAACCCACAACCTTTGTTCTTAGAACATCAATGCCTCTTTCTTCTGAAGAGTTGATGAAAAGATAGTTACAACCGATTTCATCACACATAGCCATGGCTGCGGTAGTCTTACCACAGCCAGCGGGTCCAGAAAGAAGGAGATTTGGAATCTCCCCCTTGGTCACATATTCTTGAAATGATTTCTTGATACGGTCAGGAAGCACACAGTCCTCAATCTGGTGAGGACGATACTTCTCAACCCATAGAAATTCTTCACTCATTCAGTTTCCTCATAACGAGATGCGCTAAGTTGCATTATAATAGATGTTAGTAGGAAAAACAACCAACGATTTGTATCATCGTGATCCTTAATCCAAAAGTAAGACGCAGATATAAAGTTTATTACACTTAGCAACTCAAAGATAAGCGCCATCATAGTTGTGTCTTCTCCATCACAGTGGTATAAAACTCTTCAAAATCTGTGTTTTCCTGAATCTCAGAGTTGAAGTTTGCCTTGAAGTATGTGCGAGCCATACGGCGAATGAGTTTCTTATCAATGTCCAGTTTACCACTTAGTTCATCAATAGTCTCTTTCTGTAGTTCTCGCTCGGCACCAACACGAGTCATGGAGTCATTCAACTCCATAATAGCCTTACGAAATGTTTTGCGTTCTTCCTCGGTTAGTCCCTGAACCGAACGCTGTTGCTGATTATGTCCCATCATGCTCATTAGTCCACCTCAATAACTGCTGCTGGATTTACACACATGCCGTGGCCACCATAGACGCCGCCAGCATCTTCACATTTCTTGTTATCTGTATATTCCTGATAGATGATAAGTCCAATCGCCAGAAACAACAGAAACAAACATCCGAAATAGAGACGCCATACATACATTACTTGGTCTCCAAAGCAATAAAGTATTTCAGATTGCCTGCCTTGTTCTCAAACTTGGCAAAGGCACCAGTCTGAACCTCAACATCATAATCATC